TATAATAGATACATAGCTGACAGAAGACTACTACAACTTGGTCTTAAAACTAATTACGACCAAAAAGAAAATCCACTTGGTTGGATTGATGAAGTCATGGGCGTTGAACATCAAAACTTTTTTGAAGGTAGAGCAACAACATATATGAAAGCAGGTTTAAGAGGTAGACAAGACAACATAACCTTTAGTGATTTAAATGAGTAGAAAAGAAAATGTAAGAGATACTGCTTGGTATGTAAAGTGGATATCTAGTTTTATAATTGTAACTGCAATGTCTTTAAGAGGTATTGAAGGTATGCAAATGTATGATTTAGTATTATCTATAATAGGAGTATCTGGTTGGTTATGTGTTGGAATGTTATGGAAAGATAGAGCTTTAATTATTTTAAATGCTGTTGGTCTTGTCTTTTTAATTAGAAATTTATTAATAGAGTATATAACATGAGCAATAAAAAAGAAGCTAACTTAGTAAGTTTTAAAATATTATTAACTAAAGATAATAAAATTGTAACAGAATTTAGTATGCTTCCAGAAGAAGAAGTAGATAATATTTTTAATATAGATGAAAGAGCTTTCTATAAAAGTTTATTAAAGAAAGGAAAAGAAAAATTAAATTTACATAAATATTTTGAAAGAGAAATAAATTCTTTATGAAATGGGCTAGTTTATTATTAGGATTATTAACATTACCTTTATTATTTAATGTTACACCTTTAGAAGTTATGAGGTTAAAAACCTTTGATGCTTTTGTAGAAACTCCAGAGCCTTCTGGTAATTTTGTAATCTTAAATATAACTGAAGAAGATGTACAAGCAAGAGGTGGTTATCCTTTTCCTAGACAAGACTTAGCAGAAATACAAATAGACTTACTAAACAAAGGTGCATTAGGTGTTGGTTGGGTTATATTATTTCCACAATCAGATAGGTTTGAAGGAGATGAAGTTTTTAAACAATCTCTTTCTTATGCTCCTAGTGTATTAGCTATGCCAGAGTTTGACAATGGAGAATATCCTAAAACTCATGGTACTGTTATACTTGGACCAGAGGTAGACTTACCAAAAGCAAAGGGGTTTTTACAGAATATACCAGAGCTTCAAGAAGTATCAGCTCAAGGTGCTGTTTCTGCTCCAGTAGATGTAGATAATTTAGTAAGAAGAATACCTTTACTACAACAAACTCCAGAAGGTTGGGTAGCTTCTTTTGGTACTGAAGTTTTAAAAACATTAGTTGGCTCTAATACATATCAGATAAAAACAAATGATAATGGTATAGAAAAAATAAGAGTTCGTGGTCTTAATCCTATAACTACAGATAGTCTTGGTCGTAAATGGATTAGCTGGGTTGATACACCACAAACTACACTATCTGAAATGAATGTCGCAGGTAAGTTTGTATTCGTAGGTGTTACTGCAGCAGGTGTTATGCCACAATTAGCTACACCAAATGGGCTATTAGAACCACATAAGATACAGACTGCCCTTGCAGAAAGTATTTTGATTGACTCTCCGTTCATACCTGATTATAGATTGTTTGTAGAGTTACTAATATTATGTATCTCAGGTCTTCTCATAGCCTTTGTAGTAAGTTACTTTGGTATAACATTAGGTTTAGTATTAGCTGGAGCTTCAATGGTTTCTGTAGCTTCTCTAGGATATTATTTTATATCTATTGGTTATCTTATAGATGTCACATGGAGTATGACATGTATGACACTTATTGCTCTACAACAATTCTATATAAACTTTAGAACACAATTTAAATTAAGACAACAAATAAAGAAACAGTTCGGTACTTACCTTTCTCCTGATATGGTAGCTATGCTACAAAAAAATCCAGAGCTTTTAAAGTTAGGTGGAGAAAGAAAAGAAATGACATTTTTGTTTACTGACATCATGGGCTTTACTCCTGTATCAGAAGTATTTAAAAACAATGATGACCCTGAAGGTTTAGTAGAACTTATAAATACTTATCTTGATAAGATGACAAAAATTATACTAGCTAATGGTGGAACTATTGACAAGTATATGGGCGATTGCATCATGGCATTTTGGAATGCTCCTCTTCCTTGTAAGAATCATGCAGAGTTAGCAATTAAATCTGCAATAGAAATAGAAGAAGCAACTACAGAACTTAATAAACAATTCAAAGAACAAGGTTTAGACTTACCACCAATTAATGTAGGAACTGGAGTAAACTCTGGAACTTGTATTGTTGGTAACATGGGAAGCGAAACAAGGTTTGATTACTCTGTTGTTGGAGATGCTGTAAACTTATCAGCTAGATTAGAAGCTACTGCCGGTAGAAATGATTATAAACAATGGAAAATTATTATATCAGAGTACACTAAAGACTTAGCAGGAGATGTATTTAACTATGAATTAGTAGATAATATCTCTGTTAAGGGTAAATCAGAAAAAATTACAGTATATTTTCCATCAAATAAGTAAAACTCTATGAGAGCTACGGAGAAGCTCGTGGTTGAATAATAGATGTTTTTGAAGCCAAGGTATTACTTACCCTCTAACTTTGCAAGACAAAGCATTCTGTGAAGTCAATTTTCTCTAACTGCCCTGTTTTATAGTGATTGTAGAAGAACTTCCACCATTTACTATAATTTGTGTACTTTTTCCATTTTGTACAAGGATAACAGTATACGAACCTGTTCTATCTAAATCTAATCTTATAGTATCTTCTAGTGTTCGTAAGAAAGTTATGATATTATCTGTAGCAAAAGTATTAACTTGGGTGTTAGAATCAAAACCCATAGATGTTCCTTTTAAATCTAAGTCAGTTTTTAATACTGTTTCAGTCTGGTCAAGTTCATTTACATCTTGTATTATATCTAACAAGTCTTCAAGAAAGTTTACATCTAAATAATTTATATCTAATTCAGTAAACTCTAATTCATCTTCGGCAAGATAGTCTACTTCTAAATCATCAAACTCAAGGAAGTCAGCATCAAGAATATTAGAAACGCTACTTCCATCTTCTCCCTGTACATCTATGTTCTCCTGTGGTGGTGTTACTATTAACATATTATCTATTAACTCTAAAGTAATATCTAATATAACTGGTTTAGTAGGTTCTGTTTCAAACATAGAAACTGTAGTAGCTTGGTATGGTTTATTAAGTAATACTTCTCCCATAGCTGTTGCTACTAATATTTCTCCACTAGGAGTACCATCATCTTTTGGTAATAATATAATTAAACTTTCTCCCAATTCATTAACTGTAATTGTGAAGTCAGTTCCTCTAATCGAAACATTAGCACTCGGAGTTGAGATAGCTATGTTCTCTTTGTTTATATTATTTAACTTACCAGTAATAAACCTTGCAGTTCCACTAGCAAATTGTAGAGCCATCTTAGATTTAGATGGGTCAGGGTCATAGATAAATTCATCTATAACTAATTGTGAATGTTCTGTTAATCTTACTTGACTATCATTTAAAAATGTTATACCTATTCTTCCGTTAGAAGTTTCTACATTGTCATAACTTTCTATATTAAAAGATAAGGCAGCATCATAAGGTATATCCCTTACAATTCTGCCTGTACCTTTAAGTTCTGTTACGCTTCCTATACTAGCATCCGACTGTTGTGCCACCATCGTTTTGGATAACACAGACAGTACCAGAGTTGCCAGTAGAAAGTATCTTGAGCCAATCATTATCTAATGTACTTAGTTGTTGTATATTAAAAGTTCTAGAATTACCGGTTTGGTCTAAATAAAAATAACCACCAGCATATCCACTACCTGTAAAAGTAACTTCGTTACTATCTCCATCAACATCAACATAAGAAGTACCACCATCATAGTTTATATCAAAATCAAGTGTGTTACTACTACCATTAATAATCCAATCTAAATCTGTATTACTAGCCATAGCACTTGTACCTACATCTAATGTAAAAGTATTACTATCTCCAGTAGTATCAACATTAAAGTTTGAATTATCAATACCATAAGTATTAGTTGGGTCTGCTTGTATAGTAAATGTATTACTATCTCCATCAAATTCAAAGAACCCTGTTAAAGAATCTCCATTAATATCACCAAGAAACTTGTTACTATCTCCGATTTGATTTATGTCTAATGTTAAATTTAAACCATCTAAATCTAAAGCAGTCACAGTTCCAGCAACAGAATTTAATCCACCCATTATATTTCCAGAACCAAGTTGTTCTAAATCTATATTAGCAGTAGCACCTGATTGGTCAACATATATTTCATTATCAGCCCCGTATGCTGTCAACGCAGTCAACATCACAACTAGGCTCATCAATTTTAATTGTTTCATATTCCCAATACCCTCTTTCTATTCCTATTTCTATTAAGTTAAATACTCCAGCTTCTATTGCCTTTTGCAAAGCTATAGAACCCACCTCATTCTCAGCAACGCCTCCCTCTATTTCTACCAGTTCAGTACCGGCTTCTATAAAACGGAAGACATCCTGAGAAACGCTTGTAGAGACAATGCTTTTAGAAACTAAAGTTTCCACTAGCACTTCTCCAGTTGACACAGAAACTAATCGTAATGATATAGTTACTACATCTTCTCGGTATTGTTTGCTTGTACCTATTCCTAAGTATCTAGCACCCATACCACCAGATTGAACATTGGTATCATAATTAATAACTCCACCTTGTATAAGCAATCCTGCAAATAACAAAGGTTGAAGTTGTTTTTCTTCATCAAAGTTCTCTCTAGTTGACCGGATTAGTTGTCGTTCTTTTGTAAGATTATCTAATCCTACTCGTTCAACAACTCTAAAAAAATTACCATTAGCAGCATGTTTTAAAGCTCTTATTAATAATGCTTCAGGAGCTTGTGTAACTGCTGTACTAAATAAAGCAAAGCTACTATTACTTTTTCTTTGCCCTGTTAAATCTTGAAAGCTATCTCTATATACTGCTATTATTGGTTTTCTTTTTGCAGGAGGTAATTCAGCTAACTGAACTGATTGTAAATCTAAAATATTAGCAGGTTGTATATCTCTAGTTAAAGCTAAGTCTGTATTTTTATTTAAGACTGCACAACTAGAAACTAAAATTGCCAATAGGAAGCTGTATAGTAGTCGTATCGCCATTACTGTCTGTTATTACCAAAGTTATAATTCCATCTTCAACACTATATGTAATAGTGTTACCTTCTAAAGTTAAAGTTCCTTCTGTACTTGCTGTTTCTCCAAACAAATTTTCTACTAACTGCCTTGATAGTTGTGCATATATTCTAGATTCTAAATTTCTTATAAATCTTGCAAGTGTTGTATTCTCTTTGTCTCTTTCAATCTGGTCTTGTAAAGCTTTGAGTTCTTCTTTAATACTCATCTTTCTACTAAACTCTTGATTTTCTATAGTAAGATAATGTGCAGATGTACCTATACCACTAAAGCTAGGATTTTTAAATTGATGCACCATTTCATCTGCAAATGCTTTATTAATTAATAACATAGACAAAGCCATAAACCCTAATACAGATACTTGTATTACAGAAGCTATTGTAATTTGTTTCATAGGATGTACATCTTCTATCATATCAATCTTTTCTTTGGTCTTTTTTTCCATCTGCTCTCGCTAACCTATCAACATCTACTTTTATTCCCATAGCAGTTCTTACCATTGAGTCTATTCGTATCATGTCGTTGTCCATTTGTCTTACTCTATCTATTAATGCAACTATCATACCATGTTGCGTATCTAATTTTTTATGCACATCTGCTATTAAATGATTAAATAGTTTCCACACCATCCAACCAGCAGCAATAGCAAAGGCTGCAGGAATACCTACAGTCTCTAGTATGGTCATAAAGTCTCTAGAGTCCATTAAAATTTTTTCCTCATTTCAAAACCTACATGTCCATTGTGTAATACAACACCCATATATACACCATTAAGTATTTTTAAATCTCGTTGTCTTATTGTATTACTATCTTTATTTAAAAGATAATAAAGAGTTCCTGTAACTACTGCTTTATGTAAAAATAATTTTTCTAATGATGGGTCAGGTCCTAAAATTGGATTTGCTTCTACTACTGCATCAAAATCTTGTAAACTTGTATAAGTCATGTGCATATCAATTAAATTTAAAGCTATAAAATCTTTAAACAAATCTTGTTCTGTTTCTGTCCAGTCTTTCCATTCTGCTTGTAAAGACATAGAACATAATAACAATAGTAAATATTTCATTATCTTCCTTTTGCTAAACTACCACCAAAGTACATACCTATAATGGCTGATACTAAGTTGGTATCAAGTTGTGTAATTACCAAGCCTTGAAAGGTTATCCATTCAAACATTTCTCTACCAGCTCTAAACAAACCAT